TTCTTCCGCTTTAATGGTGACGCTGGTCTCCGAACAGTAAGTGCGGACATTAGCCGAGATGAGCAAGTCCATGTAGCAGCTAACAGCCTTGTGTGTAAGGAGATGGGGTTGGAAATCAGCCCTTCTCTTGACAAGCTACGTAAGGCTACTATTAACTGGGTTATGACACCTTTGAAAGCGTCTACCAACAAATATCTGGACAAAAAATTTTGGCTGGATGCCAGTGATCGCTTGATGTATGAAGGTAAGGCTCCAGAGCTTTCTGATACAAAGCGAGCACGTATGCCTGCCTTCTTTGAACATGCAAACCCCAATCTCCCTCAGTATGCTTGAGACCCATGGTCTCCAGCTCACTTCTCTTGTAGCACAACTAGAAGAGAACTTCCCACCACTTAATCCCCACCCGGATGACTCACACTCATTAATTATGTACCGCTCTGGCCAACGTTCAGTGGTCGAGTGGATTCAACATCAACTCAACGAAGAGAACAATGGCTAAAAAGAATAATGCACCAGCAAGAGTGCAGACCAATGCTGGTGTGAATCCAATGGGTTCCCCCAAACCAAGTACAGTCAGTCAAAATCTCAAGATTGCAGGTACTGGTGGCATTACCAAGCAAGAATTTAAAAACATTGCTGAGACAACTGGTAAGTCTAGCGGTGCCTTGATCCAAAGACTTGATAAGATCAACCAGAACCTCAAAGCTAAAGACCAGGTAGGTATTAACCTTAACTCTGGTGCTGCTAACATGCTGATCAAAGAAGCGGGTCCAGCTTACGGCACAACGTTCCTTGGGATGGAACCTACATTCGGTACTGGTCGTATCGGCAAGACACTAGAAGGAATGCGTGGTACTCGCGCTACTGGAGGTTATCAAAACCCTAGAAGCGGCTTTGGTAAGGTAACCCCTGGTACTGAGCCTAGGTTTATGATGGGCGGTACTGCCATTCGTCCTGGTGGTCGTGAAACTGTTCGTGGCTTTGGTAAACAGTTCGCTGGTATGCCTACAGCCGGAGTAGGTACTACCATGCCAACTACAGAAACCGCTACAGGTGCTACTGAAACAGCTCCAAGCGCAGCGCCCGAGCTTCCACCCGAAGAGGAGAAGGTTGATCAGATGATGCCTGGATCCTTTGCTGACGTTGCTAACTGGGCAACTGGATTCAAGACTGCACGTAGCAGCCGTAAGCGTTCAGGTCCCCGTGCACAAGGTCTTGCATCACAACGAGTAAACCCAACTGGAGCCTTTAGAGGCGGTATGTAATGACAGCTAAAACAAGATACGATCATCTAAGTAAATATCGTTCCACGTTTCTAGACACAGCTGTACAGTGTTCTCAGTTGACACTACCTACTCTTATCCAACAGGATGATGATGTAGGACGGTCAACTAATCTTAGGTTGATTACACCATGGCAAAGTGTTGGTGCAAAGGGTGTGGTGACACTAGCATCTAAATTGATGTTAGCTCTCCTACCTCCTCAAACCAGCTTCTTTAAGCTACAGATCGATGATTCAAAGATCGGTGTAGATCTTCCAGCAGAGGCACGATCAGACCTTGATATTTCTTTCGCTAAGATGGAAAGGTCTGTCATGGAAATCATTGCAGCATCTAGTGATCGTGTTACCGTACACCAAGCCCTTAAGCATCTGGTGGTAGGTGGTAATGCGTTGATCTACATGGGTCCTAAAGGACTGAAGCTGTATCCATTGAACAGGTATGTCGTAGATCGAGATGGCAACGGTGACATCTTAGAGATCGTCACACGCGAACGTATCAGTCGTAAACTTCTAGCACCTATCCTTACTGCTGCTCTTCCTGTCAACCCTCCTGGGGAAGACGGAGCTGATAATGAGGAGGATGTAGATGTTTACACGCATGTCAAACGAGACAACAATCGTTTTGTGTGGCACCAGGAAGTCTTTGATAAGATCATTCCTGGCTCTCAGGGTAAAGCACCATTAGATGCTAACCCTTGGTTAGTCCTTAGGTTTAACGTTGTAGACGGTGAAGCCTTTGGACGTGGTAGAGTGGAGGAGTTCCTTGGTGATCTCCGTTCACTTGAAGCTCTTATGCAAGCTCTCGTAGAGGGCTCTGCAGTGGCCGCTAAGGTGGTCTTTACCGTCTCCCCGTCTAGTACTACCAAGCCGCAGACACTCTCTGCTGCGGGGAACGGAGCCATCATTCAGGGGCGTCCCGATGATATCAGTGTAGTGCAGGTTGGTAAGACAGCCGACTTCAAGACTGCTATGGAGATGGCTAGTGTACTAGAGCGTCGCCTTAGTGAAGCGTTCCTCATCCTTAATGTAAGGAACAGTGAGCGTACTACAGCTGAGGAGGTACGTATGACTCAGATGGAACTGGAGCAACAACTCGGTGGCCTATTCTCGCTACTCACTGTTGAGTTTCTCGTTCCTTACCTCAACCGTAAGCTGGCTGTACTTCAGAAGACACAAGAGATCCCTCGTATTCCCAAAGATCTCGTACGTCCTACGATTGTTGCTGGTATCAATGCGCTTGGTAGAGGACAGGATCGAGAGTCACTGACTCAGTTCTTTACTGTCATTGCACAGACACTTGGGCCTGAAGCATTGGGTACATACCTCAATGTAGATGAGGCTGTGAAGCGTCTTGCTGCTGCTCAAGGTATTGATGTACTGAACCTGGTTAAGTCCATGAGTCAGGTACAGCAGGAACAAGATATGGCACAACAGCAAGCCATGCAAATGGAGCAACTCAAGCAAGCACCTAACATGGCTAAAGCTCCACTGCTGGATCCCTCAAAGAATCCAGAACTACTAAACGGATCAAATGAACAAACAAACACCAACGAGATCCCAGAGATCGAACAAGAAGCAAACATCCCCGGAGGAAGTCCCTTCGGCTGAGACGCTAGTCGAAGCTACCGTTGACACAGTTGATGATCAAACCAATCAAGAGAACGCTCCTTACATGAAGCGTACAAAGGTTGGTGAACCCACCATCGGTCGTTCCCCCGATTTTGTCAAGACAGTAGGTCTTGGAAATCTAACCGTTATCACAGCAAATGGCAAACGAAATTACACTTAATCCGTATGAACAAGCAGAGGGTGAGTTCTCTGCTGAAGAGCTTGATTCTCTGGCAGTTGGTGAACGTCTAGCTGAAGAAGAGCAGCAGCTGTTGGCTGGTAAGTACAAGTCAGCAGAGGAGCTAGAGCGTGGTTATCTTGAACTACAGAAACGCCTTAGTGGTAAGGAAGAAGCCGAACCCCAAGAGGCTGAACCTGAGGTAGAGGAAGAGCAACCTGAGGAGAACGATGAGGTAGATCTCTATGATACTATCATGGAGTCCTACCGTACTGGTGAATGGGATCCTGAACTTGTTAGTAAGGTCGAGGGTATGAACCCTGTTGATGTTGCTAACATGTTCCTTGAGAAGGGTGGTGCTCAACAAGCACAACAAACTCCACAAGCTACATCAGATGATATTGCACAAATCCAAGAGGCAGTTGGTGGTGAGGCTGAATACCAGAACATGATTCAATGGGCTGGTCAGAACCTCTCCGAGCAAGAGGTGGCTATGTATGATGCAGTGATGGATCGTGGTGATCCTCTTGCTATGTTCTTTGCTGCACAGGCATTGAATGCACGCTACCAAGATGCTGTAGGGTATGATGGTGAGATGCTTACTGGCAGTGCTCCACGTAATGCAGGTGACACCTTCCGCTCTCAAGCTGAGTTGGTTGCAGCGATGAGTGATCCTCGCTATGACCGAGACCCTGCCTATCGTGCTGATGTAGCTGATAAGCTTGAACGATCCAACATTCAATTCTAACCCACCTAATGAACGACACTAACATCTTCGCTAAAGAACCCACCATGTATACTGACGAATCCTACACTGTACCTCATAACGAACGTGCTGAACTCCTCAATGGTCGCCTTGCTATGCTTGGCTTCGTGGCTGCTATTGGCGCTTATATCGTAACTGGTCAAATCATCCCTGGAGTATTCTAATG